CTACCCGATAGCCCTGCACTGCAATTGCAGCTCACGGCGGCTTGAATGCACGTCTGCCACGCTGGTGATGCCGTACACCTTGCCGTCATGGATCACCCTGTCTGCGGCGGTGATACCGGGCCGGTAGCGCATCCTGATGCGTGCTGTCACCTCAGCCACCAGGGCAGCAGCAGCAAGGTATTCCCGGCCCACCAGCGGCTCCACAGCGGCCCAGCATGTAAACAGGGGGGCCCAGTTGTCTGGCAGCGGCTGGCCCAGCTCATCAAACCCGCCTTGCTGGCGCTCCACCGTCACGCGCTCTGTCAAGTCGCCCGCTCTCATGAGTGCGCCCGGTAGGGGTTCAGCAGGTTGCGGTACGTGTCGTTGCCGTACAGCTTTCGGTCGCCCTGCGCTTCCCGGTTCAGATACAGGTCGTTCACCATCAACATGGCGGCGCTTTTGATTGGGCTGGGCACGGTCGCTGTCATCTGGTCCAGCGGCATGTTGAGATAGTCCGCCACGGCTGCGGTCGCTGTCGTCATCAACATCTGGATCAATCCGTCCTCTTCGTCGTGGTCGCAGCGGAGATACAGCTTCGTTTCGGCAAAGTCGAGCATTTGATTTCTTTCAAATGGTTGGAATAGGTGCCAGCACCGTGGGAGAAAGGATCAGGGCCATGGACGCATCAGAGAATCACTCACCTTTGCGAACCCATGCCGTGAAAGCCCACTCACTGGCTGCCATGGTTTTTCCTATGCGCGGCACTCATGGCTAATCCGCGTCCGGCCTTCCACTCATGTGGCCCCCCGGCTAGGGCGATATTCAAACGAACGTGAAACTGTCGAAGGCGATCCCCTGCGCCTCGGTGGCCTTGCTCGCCACGCCCATGGCCATGGCAATGGCCTGCAATCCGTCAATGCGTCCGGTAGCCTTCGCCTTGTCCAGCTTGCGCCCACCGGCTGGGTCTTTTGTCACCACGGCATTGGCGGCGCACATGGTCAACACCGGGTTGCCACCGTGGGCGATGCGCCCATTCAGCAGCTCGGCCTCCAGGGCATCCAGGGCCACCGACATATCACGGAACCCCTGGCCATGTTCGACTAGCGGCAGATCAACACCCAGGCGGTCGAACTCTTTCTTCAGCAGGTCGATTCGCCATCTGTCAAAAGCTATCCCACGAACATCAAGGTCAGCAAGAATCTCGGCAATGTCTGCGGCGACAAACTCATAGTCCACGCTGGCACCTGGCGTTGCCCGTAACAGGCCCTGGCGCGCCCATGTCGAGTAAGGCGCACGGTCACGGCGGCTGCGATCCTCAATGCCGGACTCGGGGCACCAGAAATACGATTGCACATGCCACACCTCATCCACCTGGCCGACGATCACCATGGCCGTGAGGTCTAGGCGGGCGCTGAGGTCGATACCGCACCACACAGGGCCATCAAACGGCAGCACCGGGCCTGCGCAGGACTTCCACACGTCCGGGCTGATGAATGGCGAGACAGTCGAAACCCGCTGATTCAGCAGCAAGTTACGGGCGCTGTTTTCCATGCTCGGCATCCGCTGCGCTTGCGTCAGTTGCTCCTTGAGGTCATCAAGGCTGCGGAACGTGCCCAGGGCAGGATTTGCCGCACGCCATGCGCTTTCGTCCAACAAGTCACACCCGGCGGGCGCTTCGTACACATGGCAGACGATGCGCTTATCCTGGCTGGCGCGGGCGTCATCAATCCATTGGCTCAGAAGATCCGCATCGTTGGCAGCGGCGGTACTGATGGCGATCAGCAGCGGCGCTTCGTGCGCGCCCTGGCTGGTGGTGATGGCGTCGATAAAGTCAGACTGTGGGCCACGCACCTGGCCAATTTCGTCGAGGATGGCCAGCACCGGGCTAAGGCCGTGGGCGGTCTTGCCGTCAGCAGCAAGGGCCTTGTATTCGGTGTTTAGCGGCAGTCCTAGCAGGCGCTTGCCGCTCGGGATGATCCGCACCAGGCTAGACAGCTTCGGGGAAAGCTGAACCATCTTGCTGGCCAGATTGAACACCAGGGCGGCCTGATCCCGGCTCATGGCACCGCTCACGATTTGCGCGTTTTGCTTCGCCTCGGGGCCAACCAGGTGCGCCAGTAGCAGGCCAGCAATCAGGCCAGATTTCCCATTCTTGCGGGCCACGCTCAGGATGGCGCGGCGCGTGCCGTGGGGGTTGTCGTAAATGTCCCGGATGAACTGCTTTTGGAACTCTGCCAGCACCAGCGGCTTACCCACCTGCGCACCGTCTGGCACGAGGCAGTAACGCTCGATGAACTCGATGATGCGGGCGGCGCGGGTCATACGGCGCGAAGCCTCGGGATCAGGTCGTCGTCGTCCTGGCGGGCGTTGCGCTCCAGCTCGGCACCTTTGGCAATGTCCGCACTACGGCCCACCGTGGCCACCGTGTTGACAGCGATAGCGCGTGTCAGGGCAAGGGCAAGGCGGGTTAGCTTGATGTGGTCGTCGGAGCCAATCGCCGCTGTTTCAATCGCGGCCTGCACGCGGGCAAGGTTGGCGGCGCTGGCCATGTCCACCGGGTTCCATGTGTCACGCGGGCGGGCCTGCACGATGGCGTCCCAGAACGGGCGCGCACCGTCCGGCACCAGCACATGGGCAGGCGGCGACAAGGGCGGCAGGGCAGCGGCTTGGGTGGCGGCGATGGCGGCTGAGGCGCTGTCGGAGCGCTTTCGCTTGGGTGTCAGTTTCATATGTGCCTCTTTTTTAGGCAGTCAGCGTTAAAGCGAAGGGTACAGGTCGGTTCTGCTCGCTGCGCCTCTGGTGATTTCCCATTCACACATCCCCAGCAAGGCCACCAGACGGGCCTACAGCAGCTTTATTCCAGTGGCTTGATGGGTTGCTAGGCCAGCCGCTCGCGTCGCATCCATGGCGCACGCGCTTGCCCATGTCGTGGGCGGTGTGTCGGCTATGGCATGGAGCGCACAGTCCCACCAGGTTGGAGCGGCTGTTGTCCATGGCGTTGTCGTTGATGTGGTGAACCTGCGTCGCCGGTTCGATCACGCCACGCGCTTCACACTCGGGGCACAGCGGCTGTTCTGCCAGCACTGAGCGGCGCAGTCGATACCACGCCTCGGAGTTGAGCGGCAGCAATCTGCCGTTCTTCGCCGTGACGTAGCGCTTCGTCCGAATGTCTGCCATGGTCAAGCCCTTGGGGTTGGCCGTGTCCAGCACCTTCAATCCACGCTCTTTCCAGGGGTCGAGCATCTTCATGCGGCAGCTTCCTGTTGCTTGCTCGGGTAAGGCAGCGGCGCTGGGCCGGATTTTTGGCTCAGTGGCGCGTCGTCGATACCCTCGATGGCGGGCAGGTTCTCCAGCTTGCGGGCCTCGGAGCGCAGCATCCAGCCGTCGCTGATGCCGGAGCTGTAGAAGGCGGCCCTGTTCGCGCTGTCGCCACGGAGTAGCCCTTCCACCTGATGCTCGGCAAAGTAGGTTCTACGTCCGGCGTCTGTCAGCAGCTTGGATGCAATGCCTTGCTCCCAGGCGATCAAGTGACGGCGCAATGTCATCGTGACGAACTGCCGTGCCAGCTCCACGCTGTTGGAGTAGTTCGCGCTCTCCATGCTTTGCACGATCAGCGGCGGGCAGCGGAACAGGCGGCACACCTCGATCACGGATAGCTTGCGGGCCTCGATCCAGCTTGCATCCTCCAGGCTCATGCTGAGGGGTTGAAACTCCACGCCTTCTTCAAGAATCGCCGTGCGGCCTGCGTTGGCAGCACCTGCATGTTGACTTGCCCACGATGCGCCGATGGCCTGGCGCTGTTCGGGCTTGAGCTTGCCGGGGAACTTCAGCACACCCAGCATCTTGGCCCCGTTGGTGAAGGTGTTGCGCCCATGCTCGTTCTCTGCAATGGCCAGTTCCACCACACCACGGGCAGCGGCGATAGGCGACACACCCAGCACACCATCGTCACCCAGGCGGTGGCGCAAGTGCAGAACCTCGTGAGACAGCAGGCGGGTCAATACGCCTTCTTTGCTGTGCTCATACACCAGGCCCGAAGGCGTCCGACGAACCTGCACGTTGTCGGGGTTGAGTGGCCACAGTTCCCGCACCTGGCCGTCATAGCCGCGCACGATCTTTGCAAATCCGTTGCCCTTGAGTAACACGCTGGCTTGCAGATACTCGCGCCCTTCAAGGGCTGTCATCTCGGGGTTGAACTGGTCGTGCAACACGCGGTACAGCGGGTGGTCTGCGGCGCGTTCCCGGTCGCCATCTTCGCCACGTCGAAACAGGATCAGGGGAAGGGATGCGGTTGTCTCAGCAATGGCCTGCACACAGGCATAGACAGCAGAGACTGATTGAGCAGTGGTAGGCGTCACGCTGGTGGCAGACAGCGGCACAGGCCAGCCGTTGACGCCGATGGTGCTGCGCTTTTCCAGGCCCACCAGGGACAGGGCGCGGGTGATGATGCTCATCGGCAAGTCTCCAGCCAGTGCGAGTTGCAGTGAATGAAATTCGCCATGTCGAACGGCTTGTTGCGCAGGGCTACCGTTGTGTCCTGATATGCCGGGTCTGACGTCAAGGTGATTTCCACCAGGTCAACGGTCAGCAGCTCTCGCACCAGTGTTTGGCCGCGTTCTTCCCAGCGGTCGCCACCGTCCGGCACGGTGAACCCGAAGGAACACCCGGCCACGTCGCCACGATCCACCAGGATGGCCAGATCACGCCCATGGGTGGTGTCAGGCAATGCCAGTTCAAAAGCAAGTCCATGCGGTGTCTCCCTCAGTTGCAGCGTGCCGCCTCGGGTGGTGCCCAGCAAAGCGGAACCATCGTGGTGATAGAGGGCGCGAATGTTGGAACCCGTCGCAAGCGATTTTGCGAAAGCGCCCGGACGCACAATTTCTGAGAATTGGCCCAGGTTTGCCTCGGAATTGAACACGGCGGCGATGCCGTGCAATGTCTTGTTGCCGGTCGCCTTGAGCGTGCCGTGTCCGCGTAGTTCCAACATGTCGCGTCCTTTGCTTTACAGCGTGATGTCGTCGATCACGGTGAAGGCATCTTCACGGCGGGGCACCATGTCGCAGGTGGTCAGGATGCGAACCTGCACAGCGCCACGGCTGTAGGGGCCTTCAGCGTAGGGGTTCGTCGTCACGTCCACACTGCCCCAGGTGCCCACGATCATTTCGGAGAAGTCGCCCACGATGGCGCGGCCCGTCGCAGGGGTTCCGGCTTTCTTCGCCAGTTGGTTGGTGACCGCCACCGGCACGCCAGCCAATTGGCCGTTGTCCAGCAAGTAACCCGGCAGGCCAGCTTCCCGGAGGGTCTTGCGCAGGACGGTCGCCACCTCGGGGTGCGTCAACCAGGCGTTGGGCGTGATGTTCTTCAGCGCAAGCCCTTGCAACACGGTCAGCACCTTGGCCCAGGTCGGTGCGCCCAGGGTGCCGGTTCCTGCGGCAGCGGTCAGCAGGCCCTCGGGTTGCTTCACGCCGTCGCCATGGATCAGGGCCTTGTCGATGGCCAGCGAAACCACGTCAACAAAATCTTGCCGCACCAGGCTTTCAATCGCGGGGTTGGACTGTTGCAGCAGTTGGCGGGACAGCTCGGTGATAGCGCCCACATGCTTGGGCTTCAACGTGATGTTGTCAAACGTCAGGCCGGAGTCGCTCAGGGCGTCACCTTCAGCAAGCCATTGCGCCGTGCTGGTGGTGGCCTGGCGCGGGATCACCACGTCCCCCCGGAGATTGGGCAGCACGCGGGCACCCAGGCTGCGCACGATCATGCTGTTGCGCAGCAGGCCCACGAATTGATCAGCGCGGAAATCCTCTGGCACGATTCCGGCGGCGGTGGTTGTCGTCTGAGCTACGCGCTTTTCAAACAGGGAATGAGGGATCAGCACACCCTTGGCCTGCACACCCTGGCGCTTTTGCTCGGCGTTGTACTCGCCCAATGCGCCGGTAAGGCTGCGGTTCTCGGCATGGGCGGCGATGGCCTCCACGATGCTGATGCCCGATTCCAGCTCAGTGACGCTCTTGTGCACCGGCGTGCCCAGGCTGCGCCTTTCAGCGTCTTCAACAAAAACGGCGCGCTGCTCTTGCGCTTCCAGCTCGGTGATTTCCTTCTTGATGCGGTCGAAGGCGGCTTGGCCCTCGGCATTCAGTTGGGGCGATGCGGCCAGCAGCGAACGGGCTTCATTCACCTTGGCGGCGCGGGCTTCACGGATTTGATGCAGTTGCATGTGCTTCTTTCTTGAGGTGTGCCCATGCAATCGCCGGGCGGGTTGCAATAGTCATAGACTATTGATACTGCGTGATATATAGCAGGAATCTATGGTGGTGTCAAGAAAAAACCCGCTCGGGGCGGGCTGAGGGGTGGCTCCAGGGAACACCGTGCCGGAAAATTTTCCGGAACGGCAGGACGCGCCCCACGGATTAGGGGTGGCTCCAGGAAAGGTATCCGTTGACAGATACCTTTTGCAGCAGGACGCACCCACGGCAGGCAAGAAAAAACCCGCTCGGGGCGGGCTTGGTTTTCAGGGTGCCACGGCAAGATGCGGTGACTTCATGTGCGCGCTCTTTCCCCCATACCCCCTAGCGGAGTCGCCGCAGTCGCCGCACTCCACTGCGGTAGGTGCGGTGACTTCCAGTACCTCATAAGTCGCCGCAGTCGCCGCAGTCGCCGCAGGTGATAGGCCCGCCTGCTCCCGCCCCTGGCTCGTGACTTCCCAACGCTCGCGCTGCTTGCGGTCTGCGCCCCGGTACTCCACGCGGGCCAGATACCCGGCGCGCTCGGCCTGGCGCAGCAGATCAAACACATCGTTTTGTTTCAAGCCCTTGGGGTAGGTGCTCTCGCCGGACAGCAGCTTTACCGCGTGCGTCCGGCTGGTGGTAGCGGCGCTCACATGCTCGCCGCGCTCGGTGAACTCAGCGATCAGCTTTAACAGGGCCTTCGTGTTCACGCGGTCGGCAATGTGCGCAACAACCCCCGCCAATGGCGCGTCCAGTTGCGGCAGGCCGTCAGCAGGCCAAAACAGGTGCAGCGGCTCGCGCAGCTTCCCGTGGTTGATCTTCTGATGTTCCAGCTTCAGCCCGCCCGCCTCATCGCGCGTCATGAATAGGCGACTGCGCACGCTGTTGTGCCATGCGGTGCTACCGCTGTAGCCCTCGCCGCCCTCGGCCTTGCGCGCTCGGCTGGTGTTTTTGTCAACGTGTGCCAGCAGCAGCACCGCACTGTTGTTGTCCTTCGCAATTGACTTCAGGCACCGAATGAAGGCCCGCACCTGGCGGCGTTGGATTTCGTCGCCGCCGTAGGCATCGCTGGCGTTGTCCACAATGACAAGATCAGCGCCCGCTGCCAGCTTGCGCAGCTCGGCATAGGTGCCCGTGGTGGTGCCCGCATCGCGGCCCGCCGTTGCGAAAAGCTCGGGATCGTCGGTGCCGTCGAATACTTGCAGATTGGCCAGCTCCTCGGGTTCAATGTCCCATTGACGGCAGATATTTGCCAGTCGGTGCCGCACTACCGGCCCGCTGTCCTCCAGGCTCAGGAACAACACGCGCGATGGTTCGGTGTCAATCCCGAACAATGGGCGTCCGGTCGCCGCTGCCACTGCCAGCATCAAGGAAATATAGCTTTTGCCCGTGCCGCCGTGCGCGCCCAAAAGCGAAACCTCGCCACGGGGCAGATACCCTTTCCAGACATAACTCGGGGCAGGGGATGGCGCGGAAACTACGTCAAAAACGGAAACGGGCGACAGCTTCGGGCCGGGTGGCTCGTCGGGGTCAACCTCCAGCGGCTCAAACCCGGCGCTTTGCCTTGGGCGGTCTGGCAAGCCCTCATAGTTGGGCGAAGTCTGGCCAGCGGTGCGCGCGCTCTCCAGTGTCTTGCGCACCTCGTCGGGCTCCAGGCCAGCGGCCAATGCGGCGCGCTCCATGGTCGCCGCCACTTGCTGCCAGTCCAGCCGCCCAGCCGCAGACAGCCGGGACAGTCCGTAGGCTGCGCCATTCAGCACATCATTGCGCCCACCTTCAGGTGCTGCCAGAACGGCGCTTGTAGCGCGCTCCAATGCCCGTTGGCTGTAGTGGTCGCGTGCCGTGCTTTGGAGCGCCTGCGGGGCTGTTGCGGGGCTTGCCGGAGCATTCTTTTCCTCGGTCAGCACGTCCAAAAGCCACTGCGGGCAATCCACCATGCGGCCTTGCCCGATCCACTGATAGGCCCGCCCGTCGATCGTGCTCGGTGGTGCCACCAGATAGCCCCCATGCGCGCGAACGTCGATACCGGGACGGATGCCCGCGCGATTCTTCACACGCACTTCGGGCGGCTTCTTGAAATACAGGTGCCAGCCGCCGGACGCGGTTTCCACCGTGAGGGTTTCAGGCAGCCCACCGTGCTGCGCTGCCAGCTCTGCCATGGTGGCGTGCCCGTCAACGTCTTTAACGTCAATGTCCACGGCCACCAGATCAGGCGGCAGGGCAATGCCGATATTGGCATTTGGCCAGCGTGTCCACCATGCGCGGATCGTGTCGGGGTCGGTGCTGGCGTCCTTCAGGCCATGCTCAGTTGCGGGACGCTTGGTATTGGGCAGCAGGGGGAACACGGCCCATTCACTAGCGGCATAGTCCAGCGCTTCAAGCATCAATTGCTTGTTGCCCTCGCCTTCACTGCATGAGAAAATAGCGCTGTTCTCTTTCAAGGTCGCCGTGGTGGTGTGGTAGCCCCCGGCGACTTTCTCATTGGGCACGCTTGCGCCCACCTTGATGGTGTTGGTGCTCATGGTCTTAGGCCCCCACTCGTTGCGATGTGGCTTGCTTATTGATCCATGCGTCAATTTCCGCTTTCACCCAGCGGGACGACTTACCTACTTTGATCGGTTGGGGAAATTCACCAGCGGCGATTAGCTGGTAGATGCGACTACGGCCAAAACTGACGTAGTGCGAAAGAGGCTCAAACGCGAGTAGCGCAGGCGGGAAAGATGGGTGTGAAGATTTGGAGCGCGGGCGTCGTCGGTCTGAGTCTGGGTCGCCGTCACCATCCCCACCATCGTCGTCTGATGCTGCTGCCTCAGGTGCAGCGCCCGCTCCTTCAGATACCGCGCTCTCGCCAGCCACTTCACCGCCACCGGGGATGTCGCTCATTCCGTTGGAAATCAACGTGGCGCGGCCCTTGATGATGACGCGGTTCAAATTTCGGCGCGGGACAGCATCGTAAGCAGATTCGAGCATGGGCAGTACCCGTGCAAATTTAGACTTCATAACGATCATGTTTTGCCTTTCTTGATTGCCCAATGCTGTATAAAAAATCAGCACTTCAGGGGCGGTCGCATTTTATGACGTAATTCAGCACTGTGCAACACTAGCCGTAGTGATTTTTTTATGGCAGCGCACTACGGGTAGTGTTGACATGAAAAAAGGCCCCGAAGGGCCTTGCTGTGCATGTGGGTGTCAAAGCGCCAGCGCAGCCAGCGCAGAGCGTGCATGATCTCGGGTCAAGTGGCCGTAGTGCTTTTCGATCATCGCCACACTGGTGCCAGCCAGTTGGGCAACCGTCAAGCTGTCCACGCCCGCATGAATCAGGTCGGTGATGGTGGAATGCCTGATGCTGTACGTGGTGGCCTTGGGCGGCAGTTCTGCCTCCTTTGCGGCCTTGTCAAATTGATAGCCCCACACGTCCTTATCCCATGGGCTGCCCACTGAGTTGGTCAGGAGCAATGCCCCCGGCAGCTTGTCTTTGCAGTGGCTGGCGAAAAATGCCGCAGTGCTGTCGGGCAGCGAGATTTTGCGATCCCCACCGGCCTTGTCTTTTCCGATGGCCAGCACGCCAAAGCGCTTGTCAAAGTTGCCCACCGTCAGCGCAGCCAAAGCACCGGGGCGCAAGGGCAACATGCACAGGGCGCGCAAGAAGTCCGCCATATCCGGCGCTGCGCACTCGATCAGCTTCTTTCGCTGGGTGCGGTCTAGATACACGTCGCGGCGCTTGGTCGCGTTCTTGATGGGGGCCAGCTTGATGCGCCACGCAAAGTCCGATGTAGTCAACCCGTCCTTGAAGGTGTAGTTCAGCGCAGCGCGGAACGCGGCCACGTCACGGTTGATAGATCCGTCTGTGCGCTTCTTGCCGTTGGGCGCGGGCTTGTTCGCAAGTGCTTTGCGCCATGCGTCAATATGGGCTGGCGTCAGTTTGGTGATTTCCACGCCGGATAGCTTCTTGTCGGGCAGCACATGGCGATCAAACCGGGCCTGCACATCTTCAGCAGCGCTTTCGCCCTTGGAATCGCGCAAGTGGGTCACGTACCGCTTGCACGCGCCTTCTACGGTCAGGGCCTCATTGCTGCCACCTTTGCCCAGGTGCTCAAACCACTGTTGTGCCGCCTTTGCGGCTGCGTCATAGCGTTGGTGGTCTGGCAGGTCGGAGAAGTCGCCCAAGGCTTTGTGCTCTTGCTTGCCCGTCGCTTCGTCCATGCACCGGGCCATCCATGTGCCCGAAGTGCTGGCGGTCATCTTGCGATAGCCAACAAAACAACCTTTGCTCAACTTCGCGTAGTACGGATCACGGCGCGCCTTGAGCTTGGCGCGGTCTGCCACTTTGGATATGTTGGACAT